CCTTCAGCGCCTCGGCGACCGCTGCCACGGAGGTGATCGGCTCGCTCACCTAGCCCACCCTCTCGGCGTCGAGCCAGCGCCGCACGAGCGACTCGAGGCGGCGCAGGTCGTCGTAGTCGGTGTTCTCGCCCTCGTCGACCGACGCGAGCATGTCGAGCGCGTCCGCGATCCGCTCCGCGTCGTCGCGCGTGAGCGGCAGCCGCAGGTCCGCGGAGGCGATCTCGTACTCGCTCCGCGCGTCGGGCACCTCGTCGGCGGCGTCGCCGTAGTAGATCCCCGGCCCGTCGACGTCGAACGGCAGCGCGTACACGGTCGTGTTCGTGAAGATCGCCCACACCTCGCCGTGCTCGTCCTGCCCGAGCCAGCCCTCGTGCTCGTGCGCGGAGGTCACGTCGACGCGCGGGTCGACGAGCGCGGAGTACGGGGCGAACCCTTCCGCCTCCGCGAACTGGTCGAGCGCGTGCAGCGCGTCGCGCGCCTCGCCGACCCACCACGGGTTCAGCGACGGGTCGTCGGGGGTCTCGGTTACGACCCACTGCATCTACGCCACCCCCTCGGCGACCGCCGTGCAGACGACGATCGTGACGACGGCGTCGGGGTTCGACTCCTTCGCCTCGTAGGCGCGGTCGAGCGCGCCGCGCTCGGCCTCGCGGTTGAACGCGTCGTCGCCGTCGATGAGCGGGACGTCGGCGTGCTCGACGCCGTCGACGCAGACCATGAGGCTCGGCCCCGCCTCGTCGACGAGGTCGTCGACGCGCGTCCACTTGTCGACGACGCGGACCTCCGTCGCCCACTCGTCGTGCGTCCGCGCCCACGCGGGCGCGCCCGCCGGGGCGGGCGTCGAGACGCGGTAGACCTGCTCGAGGCCCGCCGTGTGGGTCGTGACGATCCCGCACCAGCGGCCCGACCCGTCCGCCATCGGGACGATCTCGAGCGTGAGCAGTTCGCCGCCGTCGGTCGCGATCACGTCCGCGACGCGACGGGTCAGTTCGGAAAGCGTCTTGCTGTCCATCGGTCATACCTCCTGTCGTGTGAGTCCGTCGGCGACGTAGACGCCGTCGACGGTGAACGCCGCGGTCGGCCGGCCGCAGCCCTGGTCGCGCGCCTCGCGGAGCAGAGTCCGCGCCGCGAGGCGTGCCGCCTCGGGGGTCTCCGCGGTGGCGCGGTCGCCCGTCGGGCTGATGCGGATCTCGATCATCTAGCGGACGACCTCCCTCGCGGGCTCGTCGACCCGCGACCACGTCCAGCCGAAGCCGACGACGTACTCGTCGCCGCTCCGCTCGACCGGGTACTCCGCTCCGGGCTCGGACGCGGCGACCAGGGTCGCGTTGCCGTCCGCGTCGAAGCGGATCCGGTCCCAGTCGAGGCCGGGGTTCTCGGCGGCGAACCGCGCCTGGTCGGCGTCGATCCGCTCGACCACCGCGCGGGAGGCGAGGAACGTCTCGCCGCCCGACCACGAGGTGAACGGCTCGCCCTCGAAGGCGACGTCGTACCGCTGCTCGTCCTCGTTCCAGTACCAGTCTCCCGAGTAGAGCGCCATTCAGACCGCCCCCTCGTCGTCGTCGAGGTCGACGGCGAAGCCGCCGAGGTACTCGCAGGCGTCGGGGATGTCGTGCATCTCGGGAGCCGCGTCGCCGAGCCAGCAGCCGAGGCACTCGCCTCCGGGGATGCGGAACTCTGCGCGGACGCGCGGGATGTCTTCCGGGATTCGCGCCTCGCTCCCGTTCTTGAGAATGATGGGCATCTAGATCGCCCTCCTGTCGTCGGTGTTCATGCGGTAAATATACTTACCGGGCGGCGCCGCGCCTATGGCTTGTTCAAGCCATATCCGGCGGGCCCCCGGGGAACGGAGGAGCCATGACGGAACCGCTCCGGCTGTGGTCGGTCACGTCGCTGACGAAGATCGGGCTCGGCACCTCGGAGAGCCTCGTCAACTGGGCCGTCGGCCAGACCGCCGCCGCCGCCGTCAGGTCGCGCCGCACCGTCGCGTCGATGATCGAGGAGCAGGGCGAGTCGGCCGCGATCGAGTGGCTGAAGCGCGTCCGCTACCAGACGTCGGGCGAGGCGAAGATGCGCGGCTCGGAGATCCACGCCGCCGCCGAGCAGCTCGCGCTCGGCGCCGAGCCCGAGATCACGCCGGCGAACCGCCCCTACGTCGACCAGTACCGGCGGTTCCTCGCCGAGCACCGCCCCAGGTTCCTGATGGCCGAGGCGCCGGTCTACAACCCGACGCACGGCTACGCCGGCACCTGCGACGGCGTCCTCGAGCTCGACGGGCGCGCGCTCGTGTTCGACATCAAGACGACGCCGCACGGCCCCGGCTCCGACAAGATGCGGCCGCCCTACCCCGAGGCGGCGCTGCAGGTCACCGCCTACCGGCGCGCCGAGCTCGTCGGCGTCATCAGCGAGCAGCGCTACTCCGGCGGCAGGCGCTACTACCTGTTCGACCCCGACGTCCCGCACGAGCCGATGCCCGCCACCGAGGGCGCGGTCGTGATCGTCGTCTCGCCCGAGGACTACCTCGTCGTCCCGACGCGCACGACCGACGAGATCTTCGAGGCGTTCCTCGACGTCTGCGCCGCCGCCCGCTGGCAGGTCCACACATCCCGCGACGTGTTCGGCCCGCCGATCACGCCGCCGCGCCGGCTCGAGGCCGTGGGATGAACTTGAACCGCCCGACCTGGCAGAAGGCGTTCGACGTCCAGGTCGGCCTCTGGCGACGGTGGAATCGGATCGACATCGCCGGGTTCGTCGAAGATCGCCGCGCTTATGTCGACGACAACGGCGACGTGCAACTCCGCGGCGATGAAGAGTTCGAGAGGGCGCTTACTCAGGGCGTCCACGCAGCCCGAGCGACGGTCTTCTACGCCGACCCGTTCTTCGTCTCCGCAGAGATGTGCGACCTCGTTCAGGTCGCTGCCGAGTCGTTCACGCCCGAGCCGCTGCTTGCCTCCGAGTTTCTGAGTCCCTGCGGGTTCCTGCTGTTCGAGAGGCCGGTCATCCTGATGGCCGGTCAGCCGGGCGATCAGGTGCGAATGCACTACGTCGGATTCTCATGGATCGGCGTCGAGGTGGAGGAGGGTGCCGGGCCGATCGGGGTCGTACTGACGACGTATCACCAGTGGCCGACCGGCGCGTCAAGCGACGGTGTACCCGACGTCTACGACCTCGAACTGTGGAGGTTCGAGGAGGAATGTCCAACTCCGCAGTGCGCGTGGTGGTGTCTAGCGCAAACGACCCTGCGGCTGATGTTGGAGTTCAAGCCAGCGAGTCGATACAAGGCGAGGCCTGACCGCGCCAGTCGACGCGACGCGAAGCGATCCGGTTTCGAGGAGCGCGAAGTCACCGTCGTGCGACTGCGCCGCGAGCGAAACCAGAACGAGGTGCTGGGCGGCACCGCGAACTACTCGTGCCGATTCATGGTCTCCGGCCACTGGCGCAACCAGTGGTGCCCGTCGATCGGTAGACACCGGCAGACCTGGATCGCGCCGTACGTGAAAGGACCTGACGACAAACCATTTAGACCGACGCGCGGCCGCGCGTTTACGTTCACGCGGTGAGCAGCCACGACGGCCGCAGGGAGGATTCACATGCCTGAGCCGATCATCAGCCTGCAGCGGCGCCTCACCCTCGTCGGCGCGATCCGCGCCGGCGGCGAGAAACCCGAACGCGGACCCGGCCGCAAACTCGAGGCGTTCCGCTTGACCAGCCCACGGCGCGAGCTGATCGAGCAGGCCGCCGGCCTCTACGGCGGCCAGCCGAAACCGTGGCGCTCCCCGGTCGGCGACGAATGGCAGCTGTACACCACCGCCGGCGAGATCCCCGTCCTCGTCATGCCCGGCTACAGCCTGCGCCAGACCTACGAGCTGTGGGAGGGCGCGACCAAGCGCAACCGCCTCTGCGACGGCGTCGACGAGGAACTGAGCGGCGGGCCGTGCCTCTGCAATCAGGAGGAGGGCGACGACCGCTGCGACCTCTACACCCGCCTCGTCGTCGCGCTCCCCGAGCTCGACACCGTCCTCGGCTGGCGGCTCATCAGCCGCGGCGCGAACGCCGGCCACGAGCTCCCGACGATGATGGCGCTGATCGAGCAGATCGCGCGCGGCCAGCCGTTCGTGCCGGCGCGGCTGCGGCTCGACGAGCGCCGCGGCGTCGTCGGCGGGCAGGTCACCCGCTTCGTCGTGCCGACCGTCGACCTCGGCGTCGGCTACCTCGCGCTCGCCGCGCCCGACCGGCCGGCGCTCCCGTCCGCCGACGACCAGGGCACCTACGTCCCGGCGCCGGCCAGGGACGCGTCGCTCGAGCAGGCGCTCGACGCCGTCAACCGCCCCGCCCCCGAGCGCGGCGGCGGCAGGGCCGCCGCGCCGATCCCGAAGCGCGACCGCGCCGAGCCCGCCCCCGCGCCCGTCACCGACGACCAGCCCGAGCCCTACACCGAGAAGCGGCAGACCAGGAAGCTGACCGAGCCGCAGGCGAAGAAGCTGAACGTCCTCGTCGGCAAGCTCCGCGACGGCGGCCACGTCACGACCGAGCAGCTCTGGGCCGCGATCGCGCAGCTGCGCGAGACCGACGTCGACGCCATGGTCGCCGACCTCGACGGCGTCGACGAGCACGGCCAGCTGCACTGGTCGCCGCTGCGCGACAGCCTGCTCCGTCCCGAGGCGGTGAAGCTGATCGAGTGGATGGAGATCAAGCAGTCGCGCGTCGACGAGGCCCAGGCCGCGCTCGAGCGGCACCTCGCCGAGGAAGGGCAGCGCGGTCTCGGCGACGACGACATCCCCTTCGGCGACGACCCCCCTACCGGCGCGTGACCGCGAACGAGGTCTGGTGGGCGATCATGCTCGCCCGCGACGTCGACGCCTGCCGCGCGCTGCTGCGCGGCGAGCCCGTCGACCCCGCCCGCCTCGACCCCGACTGGCTCAGAACCGCCGCCCACTTCCGGCTCGTCCGGCTCGACGTCCGCGCGATCGACCTGCTGCACCGTGGCTGAGCCGACGCTCACCGACGTCGTCGCGTCCGTCCGCGAGTACCTCGACCTCGACCCCGACGAGGTCGACTACCTCGTCACCGCGCTCGCCGTCGGCGTCGCCGCCGAGCTCGACGACGAGGAGCCGCTCTGGCTGATCCTCGCCGGCCCGTCCGGCAGCGGCAAGACCGAGGCGATCCGGCTGCTCGCCCGCGTCGCCGACCAGCAGGTCGACGAGCTGACCCGCGCCGGCCTGCTCTCCTGGACGCCCGGCGCGAAGCCGAAGCGCGCCGGCCTGCTCACCCAGGTCCCGCCCGTCGCGCTCGTCACCATCAGCGACCTCTCGACCGTCCTCACGATGGGCGACCGCGAGGCCCGCGCCCGCATGTTCGGGATGCTGCGCGTCATCTACGACGGCCGCGTCTACCGCTCGATCGGCGGCGCGGGGCCGCGGCCCGGCGACCCGCTCGCCTGGGAGGGCCACCTGACGCTGCTCGCCGGCGCGACCCCCGCCATCGACACCTACCTCGCGTTCGAGGCGTCGCTCGGCGAGCGCTGGCTGCTCTACCGGCTGCCCGAGCCGACGACCGAGCGCGCCCGCCGCCGCGCCGCCTTCAGCGTCGAGCGCTCGAGGATCGGCGACCACCGCCACGAGGCGCAGGACCTCGCCGCCGAGTTGATCCGCGCCGCCCGCCGGCGCATCCCCGCCGTGCTCAAGCCGCGCACCCTCGGACAGATCCTCAGCGCCGCGACGTTCTGCGCCCACGCGCGCACCGGCGTCCAGTACGAGGGGGTCGGCCGCGGCCGCGTCGTCGTCGGCGTGCCCGCGCCCGAGGAGCCGATGCGCCTCGCCGGCCAGCTGCACCGGCTCACCCGCTGCCTGATCGCCCTCGGCGTCGACGAGGCCGAGGCCGAGCGCTACGCCGTCCACGCCGCCCGCGACTCGGTGCCGAGCGCGCGCTTCAAGGCGATCGAGGCCGTCGCCGAGAACGAGATGGCGACCGTCGCGTCGGTGCTGCGGTCGATCGGGCGCGGCAACCGCTGGACCGCGAAGTGGGAGCTCGGCGCGCTCGTCGCGATCGGGATGATCGAGGTCGAGGGCCCCGACGAGGACGAGGACGCGAAGGCGACGCGCGTCTACCAGCTCGCCCCAAACTACAGAGAGGTGTACGAATCCGTCTCCCTCTCTCTTAGAGCTGCTGAAGATAGAGAGAGAATCTATAGGAGTGTTCCGACGACTTCGTACACGTCGGACTCCGAAGGGGCAGTGCCGTACATGCGCTTTCGCCCCACCGATATCCCGCCCGAGATCAAGGACATCCTCGGGCTGTGACGTCGGCGGCCTGGAAGGATCTCGAGCGGCGCGTCTGCGTGGCGCTCGGGGCGAGGCGCCGGCCGAGCGCCGGCGCCGGCGGCTGGGCGCGCGGATCCGACGACGACGGCAGCGCCGCGTTCGCGGTCGAGGTCAAGCGGACGAAGCGGCTGCAGCTGCGGCAGGCGTGGGTCGACCAGGCGCGCCGCAACGCGAAGCGCAGCGGCCGGCCGTGGCTGCTCGTCATGAGCGAGCACCGCTCGAGGAGGCCGGTCGCCGTGCTCGACTTCTGGCAGCTCGTCGAGCTCGCGCAGCGCGCCGGCGTGATCCCCGAGCTCGACGTCGTCACACTCCGGGATGACCCCGACCCGGAAGGAGCGGCCGTGCGCGAGACGCCCGAGCCGACGCCCGACGAGCCGACGCCCGAAGGCGACGACGGCGACGAAGGCGGAGCGTAAAACCGGAGCGGCCGCCGGCACGGCCGCCCCCTACAGCGAAGCGGACCGCTGGCTCGGCAAGGCCGAGCTCGCCGCGCAGATGGCGCGCGACCTCGACGGCGCGGTCGTGCTCTACGCGCAGCTGGCGCACAAGCACGGCGCGCCGGTGAGAGACATCGCGCAAGCCGCCCGCGTCACGCAGCGCAAGGTGCGCGAGTGGATCGACGCCGCGCCGACGAGCCGCCGCCGCTAACCTCAGCGGGCCCGCCGGCGGTCAGGCTCGCACCCCCGAGGCCCGAGGCACGAGCGCGGGGTTCCAGCGAGCCGCCGCCGGGGTTACGCTTCGCTGCGTGGCGCTGCCCGCGACCGTCGACCTCGAGTGGTACCGCGGCGACTCCTCGTCGCAGACCTTCCGGTTCCTCAGCGCCGGCGCGCCGATCAGCCTGACGGGCGCGACCGTCGCCTGCTGGGCGCAGCACTCCGACCGCACCGTCGAGCAGCTCGTCGTCGTCGCCGACGGTAACGGCGAGGTCACGATCTCGCCGCCGGCCGGCGGGATCCCGCCGGGCGGCTACGCCTACGACGTCGAGGTCACCGACCAGGCCGGCGTCGTCACGACCTGGGTCCGCGGCCGCCTCAGCGTCGAGCGCGACGTCACGAACATGCAGGAGCCGACGCCCGCCCCGGTCGCGCCGTGAGCGCGCTGGCCGAGCCCGACGTCGTCGTCGTCGAGCGCGGCCCGCAGGCGACAGTCGAGATTACGCTCGAGCCGCCGCCCGAGGTCGAGGTCGTCAGCGCGAACCTGCCCGGGCCGCCGGGCCCGACCGGGCCGCAGGGCGCGAAGGGCGACAAGGGCGACACCGGAGCGCCCGGCCCGACCGGCGCGCCAGGGCCGCAGGGGCCGAAGGGCGCCGACGGCGCGCAGGGGCCGCAGGGCCCGGTCGGCGCGACCGGCCCGCAGGGGCCGCAGGGCCTCAAGGGCGACAAGGGCGACCCCGGCACCGTCGGCGCGACCGGCCCGACCGGGCCGCAAGGCTCGACCGGCCCGCAGGGGCCGACGGGCGACCCCGGGCCGACCGGGCCGCAAGGCGCGCAAGGCGTCAAGGGCGACACCGGCGCCGCCGGCGCACCGGGCCCGCAAGGGCCGACCGGCGCGACCGGCTCGACCGGGCCGAAGGGCAACGACGGCGCACCGGGCCCAGCCGGGCCGACCGGCCCAGCAGGCTCGACCGGCCCCGCCGGCGCCACCGGACCAGCCGGCCCGACCGGCCCGCAGGGCGCGCCCGGCGCGGGCGTCACCAGCCTCGACTACACGTTCAACGCGTCGACGACGGAGCCGCCGACCGGCAATCAGATCCGGCTCAACAACGCCGACCCGACGCTCGCGACCAAGGTCTGGGTCATGAACGTCGACAACGGGTCGTCGGACAATCACACGATCCTGATGGCGACCGCGACCGGCTCGACCGTGCGGCTCGAGGATCACGACGACCACACGAAGTGGGCGCAGTTCGAGACGACCGCCGGCCCGGTCGACAAGACGACCTACGTCGAGCTCCCCGTCGTCTACGTCGCGCAGGGCGCGCCGCTGCCGGCGCAGCGCACGACGCTCAACATCGCGAACCCCGCGCTCGCCGGCCCCGCGGGGCCGCCCGGGCCGACGGGCCCGGCCGGGCCCGCGGGCCCGACCGGCGCGACCGGCACGCAGGGCCCGGCCGGCGCGACCGGCAACACCGGCCCGGCCGGCCCGACGGGCGCGACCGGCGCGCAGGGCCCGAAGGGCGACACCGGCCTGACCGGCGCGACCGGCCCCGCCGGCGCGCAGGGCACGCAGGGGCCGACGGGCGCGCAGGGCCCGACCGGCGCGCAGGGCCCGGCCGGCTCGACCGGCCCGACCGGCCCGGCCGGACCCGGCGTCGCCGCCGGCGGCGCGACCGGGCAGCAGCTGACCAAGAAGTCGGCGACCGACTACGACACCCAGTGGACGACGCCGGCAGCGCCGCCCGACGCGACGCCGAGCTCGAAGGGCGTGGTGCAGCTCGCCGGCGACCTCGCCGGCGTCGCGACCGCGCCCGTGCTCGGGCCCGGCGTCGTCACCGACACGAAGGTCGCCGCCGCCAACAAGGACGGCGCGCCGACGACGCCGTCGCTCAGGACGCTCGGCACCGGGGCGCAACAGGCCGTCGCCGGCACCGACTCGCGCCTGTCCGACGCGCGCACGCCGACGCCGCACCACGCGACGCACGAGCCCGGCGGCTCCGACCCGCACCCGGTCGACGCCGCGGCCGGCACCGGCTCGTTCCGCACGCTCGGCAGCGGCGCGCAACAGGCCGCGCCAGGCCCGTCCGGCGTCCCAGCCGCGGGGGCGGTCGGGCAGGTGCTGTCGAAGCGCACCGCGACCGACTACGACACGCAATGGATCGCCGCACCTTCCGGCGTCGAGAACGACGGAGCCTGGTCAGCAGCCACCGCCTACACGCCCGGCGACGTCGTCACCTACCAGGGCATCACCTACATGGCGATCGCGCCCGGGACGAACCAGCCGCCACCCGCCGCGGGCCAGTCGTGGATACCGACCTCGCAGATCGGCGCGGCGAACGGCGTCGCCGGACTCGACGCGGGCGGCAAGGTTCCAGCCGCCCAGCTGCCCGTCGTGCCCGTCGCGCCCGCGTTCATCGCTGGCATCGTCAGCGGCGTCGGCGCGGTCGCGCTGCTCGCGAACGTCGCCTATCTGATCCCGGTCGCGACCGCCATCGTCGTCCCGACCGCGATCAGCCGCATCCTGCTGACTGTCGGAACGCAGAGCGGCAACATCGACGTCGGCGTCTTCTACTCCGACGACGAAGTCACGTTCTTTCGCCTGGGCTCGACCGGGTTGATCGCCTGCCCCGCGAACGGCTACCGCGAGGTCGCATTCGCCGCGCAGACCATGACCCCGGTCGCGGGTCGCCGCTGGTATCTCGCGCTCGCTCCGGACAACGGCTCGGCCACATTCCTGGGCGTCAACACGAGCCTGGCGAACGCGGGCGCACCGATCATCACCAAGGGCACAGCGTTCCCGCTCCCGGCGTCGCTCACCCTCGCAAGCAAGGGCGCGCAGCAGCTCTACCCGGCCATCAACGGAGCCGTATGACCGACCAGGCGGTCGAGCCGCAGGCTGGGCTTCCAGGCCCGCCGTACTGGGTGCCGCTCAGCGCGACCGACTACCCGCTCAACTACGCCGGAGCCTGGAACGCCGGGACCGCGTACCGGCCCGGCGACGTGGTGCTGCGGAACGGCGTCTACTACCTGTGCGCCACCGGCAACACGAACACCGACCCCGGCACGTCAGCATGGCCCGGCGGGATCGGCACCAGCCTCCCCGCCTCACCCGGCGACGGGCAGGAGTACACGCTCGTTGACGTGCTGGCGACACCGAGCTACGCCTGGAAGTTCAAGTACGTCGCCGCGATCACCGACGCCTACAAATGGGTCTGCATCGGCGGCGGCGCAGCGTTCGCCGAGGTCGTCGCGAGTGAGGCGACCGCGTCATCGACCTACGTCGCGCTCACCACCGCAGGCCCATCGTTCACCGTCCCGCGAGCAGGCATCTACATCGTCGAGATCGGCTACCAACGCAACGACACGACTGCTGCCACGACCCTGATGTCCTATGACATCGGCGCGACCGCCGCCTCCGACGCCGACAACGTCGCGATCGCGGTCAGTGGAGGACAGTACGGCCCGGCGATGCGCCCTCGGTCAAAGACGATCGCGGCTGCCGCGACTGCCCTCGTCGCCAAATACAGAACAGGCGGCACCTCAGGCACATACGCGAACCGCTGGATGCGCGTGACGCCGGTGCGGGTCGCGTGACCGTCTCCTGGATACCGCTCGGCGCAGCGCCGGTCACCTCGCCGATGGACAAGCTGTTCGACTCCACGCTCGCCGCGGCGGCGGCGACCTTCGACATCCAGAACATTCCGCAGACGTACGCGCTGCTCAGGCTGCTGCTACTAGCCCGGTCATCGGACACGGCCGGTGGCGCGACGTGGCGACCGATCATGGTGCGCTTCAACAACGACGCGGGCGCGAACTACGACTACCAGCAGGTGCGCGGCAGCGGCACCGGCGCGTCGGGCTTCGAGTCGTTCGCGGGCAGCTCAGGGAAGGTCGGCAACATTCCAAGCGACGCCTGCCCAGCCGGGGTGTTCGGACAGATCGTGGCCGAGTTCGTCAACTACGCGGGCACGGTCGCGAACAAGACGCTGACCGCCGTGTGGGGGGCGAAGACCGGAGTGACGACCACGCTGATCGACGCCGGCACGATCACGACGAACTGGCGGTCGAGCGCGGCGCTCAACCGCATCACCCTGTTCCCAGACGCGGGGCAGTTCATGGTCGGGACGCGCTGCCTGCTGTACGGGGTCGTCTGAGTGGAGCCGCGTCTGCTGGCGCGCCGCTCCGAGCTCGGCTACACACCGCGAACCGCGCAGGCGCTGAACGGCGAACCCGAGGCCGTCAGCGCCGGCGAGCAAGGCGAGCTCACCCGGCAGGCCGCGCACCGCGCCGACGAGCGCGAGCGCGCGCTCTGGCGGAACCGCCGCGACGTGATCGCCGGCCAACTCGAGCACGCGCACCGCGAGCTCGACCGCTCGATCGCCTCCGATCTGCGCGTCATCGAGCGGCAGCTCGAACGGATCACACGCAAGCTGCGCGCGTAGACGACGAGCGAGCGGCCGCTGATGTCGTCGCCGCAAGCGAAGCCGACCCGCTCGCGTCTCCGACGTCGGCTCGCGGCCGCTCGCGTCCGCGCGATCGTAGCGCTACATTCCGCAGCGAGCCCGAGTCGCATCGGCCCGATACCCGCCGAGCACGCAAGCGCTAGTAGGACGACTGCGCCCCGGGACCAGACGACCAGGAGGTGAGAGCAGTGGCTCGAGGCCGAGCGCGACCGCGGCCGCGACCCAGTCAGCGCTCGACGGCGAAGGGCGTCAAGCGGCTCAAGACGTCGCAGTTCGCCTACCCGAAGACGAAGAAGTACCCGATCAACACCGCGAAGCGCGCTCGAGCGGCGCTCTCGTACTCGGCGCGCAAGACGACCGCCGGCAGCTACTCGCACGTCCTGCGCCGGATCCGCGCGAGCAGCAACGCGAGCGTCCGCGCCGTCGGCAAACGATCGACCGCGAGAAGGAGGAAGCGATGACGGCTCTGGCAGTGCTCGCACGACTGCCGCGAGGAGGCGCCGCGTCAGCACCGACGCCTCTGGCTCCGGCAGCTCCGTCGAACAAGTCGACGATCACCGGCAAGAACCCGACGCAGGCGGGCGGCTTCCCGAAGACACCCGACCGCAACGGCAAGTGGGGCAAGGCGTGAAGCTCGGGCCGGTCAGCGTCAGCGTCAGCGAGGCCGCGCTCGTCGCGATCGCCGTGTTCGTCGCGCTCGCCTACTTCAACGGCTGGGGATAGTGGCGACGACGCAGCAGCCGCCGCACCCGAAGATCTGCGCGAGCTGCGGCAAGTCGAACGACCCGAAGGCGACCAGCTGCGGCGACTGCGGCAAGTTCCTGCCGGCGCCGCAGAAGTGAGGAGGACGGATGGCGAAGTCGAAGCGCAAGCCGCTGTTCGGCGGCAAGCGGGCCGCGCCGTTCAAGAAGGGCGGCGGACGCGACCGGTCGCACCCGAACACGGCGAAGGGCACGCCGCGCAAGAGGTGACCGCGCGCCTGATCTGCGCCGAGCCGGCCTGCTCGAGGATCGCTGCGCACCGAGGTCGCTGCTCCGAACACCGCAAGAGATGGAGGCCTACGACCCGGCAGCAGCGCAAGACGCGAGCGGCTGCGATCGCCCGGGCACACGGCCGCTGCGTGGGCTGCGGCCGGCGCGGCCAGCCGCTCGTCGTCGACCACGTCCGGCCGCTCGCGCTCGGAGGGAGCGGCCACGCTGAGAACCTGCAGGCGCTATGCGGTGGGTGCCACGCGGCCAAGACCAGGGTCGACGCGGCCGAGATCCGGTCGCGTCGGAGGGTGGCCTAGCGGGGGCTTGCCGGGGTGGCGGACGGCGCTACCCGGATTTCCGCGAAGAAAACCGCAAAATCGGGCGCGGCGCGTGCCGCGTAACGCGTCAGTCGAGCCCGAGGTGGGCGCGCAGCACGCGGTCGGCCGGCTCGACGTCGCGCCGGCCGTCCTGGAAGATCGCCCACGAGTCGGCTGCGTACGCGCCGACGCCCGGCAGCCGGCCGAGGTCGCGCTCGCCGGACGCCCACGCGGCCGAGAGCGCGATCAGCTTCCGCGCCCGCTGCCTGTGCAGCCCGAGCCGGCGCAGCCGGCGCGCGACGTCGACGGGCCGCGCCGCCGCCATCGCCTCGGCAGTCGGGTAGCGGTCGAGCAGCCGCTCGAGGACGGGCGCGGCGACGACCCCGCGCGTCCGGTTGAGCAGCACGCAAGCGACGAGCATCCGCCACGGGTCGCGGTGGATCTCCTGAAGGAGGGGCACGAGTGAGCGAGACGCTAGCCGGGGGCGAGACCTGGACAGGGAACGAGGCGCTGCGGCCGACGCTCGTGCCGCTCGAGCAGCTGCGCGCGCACCCGCGCAATCCGCGCCGCGGCGCGGTCGACGAGATCCGCAAGTCGCTGCGCCGGTTCGGCCAGCAGCGGCCGGTGCTCGCGCTCCCCGACGGGACGATCGTCGCCGGCCACCACGTCTGGCGCGCCGCCGTCGCCGAGGGCTGGTCGCACCTCGCGATCGTCCGCTCGGACCTGTCGGAGCGCGAGGTCGAGGCGTACCTCGTCGCCGACAATCGGCTCGCCGACCTCGGGCTGTACGACGAGGCGGCGCTCGCCGAGCTGCTCGCCGAGATCGACGACTCGATCGACGGGCTCGTCGGCACCGGCTACGCGCGCGACGAGCTCGACGAGCTGCTCGCGCAGCTCGCGGGGCCGCAGCCGCCCGCCGAGTTTCCCGGCGTCGACCCCGAGACCGAGCACCGCTGCCCGAAGTGCGGCTACGAGTGGTCGGGGCAGGCCGCCCCGGAGGCAGCGTGACGTGCGGGTCAGACTCTCGCGGCAGCCGCACGGCCGCGTCGACCACGGCTCGCAGGGGCTCGACGAGCCGGCGCCGACCGTCAAGGCCGACGTCGACCGCGGCCGCGACTTCGGCTGGATCCTCGTCGAGCTCGAGGAGGGCGACGTGCTGAACGCGCGCAAGCGCAGGGCCGGCGGCGCGGTCCGCGCGCAGCGCAGCGGCCAGCTGACCAGGGTCGACGACCTGACCGACCGGCCGTCGCTGACGATCGGCGCGATGACGCCGACCGACGTCTACCTCGACGTCGACGACCAGCCGGGCGCGCTGCGGGCGCAGCGGAGCGCGGCGCTGCAGACCTACGACGACGTGACCGACGACCCCGCCTACACGATCGCGACCTGGCCGACCTACCTCGAGGTCGACCCCGGCGCGTCGCCGCCGCCGGCGGACGGCAAGCCGCCCTACCGGCCGCCGCCGGTCGCGGAGGTGCTCGCCGCCGAGCCGAACGGGCTGACGGCGATCTCGACGTTCTGCGGCTGCGGCGGCTCGTCGATCGGGTACCGCCTGGCCGGCTACCGGATCGCGGCCGCCGTCGACGTCGACGAGACCGCCTGCGCCAGCTACCGCGCGAACTTCCCCGGCACGCCGCTGCTCGAGCGCGACGTCCACGAGCTCGCCGGCGCGGAGCTGCTCGCCGCGGCCGGGCTCGCCGAGGGCGAGCTCGACCTGCTCGACGGGTCGCCGCCCTGCACGCCGTTCTCGTCGGCGGGCCGCAAGCAGCGGACGTGGGGGCACGAGCGCGTCCACGCCGGCAAGCGCCAGCGGATCGACGACCTGTTCCTCGAGTACGCGCGGCTGCTCGCCGAGATCCGGCCGCGCGCGTTCGTCGCCGAGAACGTCGCCGGCCTCGCGCGCGGCGTCGCGGTCGGCTACTTCCGCGAGATCCGCGCGGCGCTCGCGGACGTCGGCTACCACGTCGAGGTGCGCCAGCTCGACGCGCAGTGGATGGGCGTCCCGCAGGCGCGGCAGCGGCTGATCTTCGCCGGGCTCCGGCTCGATCTCTGGGACGAGCTCGGCCTCGACGCGCTGCCCTGGCCGGCGCCGCTCCCGTACCGCTACAGCGTCCGTGAGGCGCTCCCGTGGCTGGACCCGGCGCAGACGGTCGTCGCGACGAGGGGCACGCCCTGGGGCGACCCTGCGCGCGTCGCGGCCGGTCGTGGCACGCCGACCGAGGTCGAGATCGCGGCCGGCGACCCGGCGAAGACGATCCCGGCCGACCCGACGATCGAGGTCAGACTCCTCCGCGACACGCAGGGCGACCACCAGGCCGCCGACCCGGAGCGGTCGCTCGACGAGCCCGTCCCGTCGATGACGCCCGGCAGCCGCGGCTGGAACGCCGACCACTTCCAGGTCGAGGCGCGCGTCGAGCACGACACCGGCCGCCGCGGCCGCGGCCGGCGCGACGTGACCGACGCGCCGTCGCCGGCGGTCACGCTCGGCACCGACGACCCCGCCGCCGGCGGTGGCGCGCGCCAGCACTTCAAGGTCGTCCGCGAGGACGAGCGCGGCGTCACGCTCAAGCGGAAGTTCACGATCCTCGAGGTCAAGCGGCTGTTCGCGTTCCCCGACGACTACGAGCTCGCCGGCAAGTACGCGCAGCAGTGGGCGCAGCTCGGGAACAGCGTCGCGCCGCCGATGGCGCGCGGCGTCGGCGAGGCGCTCGCGCCGGTCCTGCAGGCGGCGCGCCGATGAGCGCGCGGCCGCTCTGCTCGCAGACGACGGCGAAGGGCAAACCGTGCCGGAACCGGGCGATGGACGGCAGCGACCGCTGCTCGTCGCACCTCGGCCGCTCGCACCGGCCGCAGACGCTGACGCCGGAGATGGCCGACCAGATCGCCGCGATGCTGCGCGCCGGCAACTACGTCGAGGTCGCCGCCCGCGCCGTCGGCGTCCACCGGAACACGCTGCACGAGTGGCTGCGGCGCGGCCGCGAGGGCGACCCGGCCTACGCCGGCCTCTACGAGCGGTGCGAGCAGGCGCGCGCGGAGGGCGAGGCGGCGCACGTCGCGCAGATCGCGCGCGCCGGCCGCGAGTCGTGGCAGGCCGTCGCCTGGCTGCTCGAGCGGCAGTACCCGGAGCGGTGGGCGCGACCGTCGCAGCGCGCCGGCGACGAGCCGGCGACGGCCGACCCGGCCGACGACCCGTTCGCGGAGGTCGACGAGCTCGCCGAGGCGAGACGGAGGCGGCATGGCGACTGACGGCATCGAGACGTTCGAGCGCTTCTGCGCCGGGCTCGTGATCGAGCAGGGCCGCCCGATGCGGCTCGAGCCGTTCCAGCGCGAGCTGCTCGCCGACTTCTTCGCCGGCGCGGGCGAGACCGTCATCCTGATCCCGAAGAAGAACGGCAAGACGACGCTGCTCGCCGCGCTCGCCCTCTACCATCTGACGACGACGCCCGACGCCGAGTGCGTCATCGCCGCCGCGTCGCGCGACCAGGCCGGGATCATGTTCACGGCCGCGTCCGGCTTCGTCCGCCGGTCCCCAGGGCTGCGCGAGCGCGTGCAGGTCAAGGGCGGCTACCGCGAGATCCAGTCCAGGCGCGACACCGGCCGGATCCGCGTGCTTGCCTCGGACGTCGACACCGCCGACGGCGTGCTGCCGACGCTCGCGCTCGTCGACGAGCTCCACCGGCACCGCTCGGCCGGGCTCTACGGCGTGTTCCGCGACGGGCTCGGCCCGCGCGACGGGCGGATGCTAACGATCTCGACCGCCGGCGACAGCGAGCAGTCGCCGCTCGGCCTGATCCGCTACGCCGCGCACCGGCTGCCGCACGTCGAGCGCGACGGGGCGCACCTCTACTGCCGCTCGGCCGACGAGGCGTTCGTCATGCACGAGTGGGCGCTGCAGAAGGACGACGACGTCGACGACATGCGGGTCGTCAAGCGGGCGAACCCGGCGTCGTGGCAGACGCTCGCGAAGCTCGCCCGCCGCCACGACTCGCCGTCGACGACGTCGTGGCAGTGGGCGCGCTTCGCCTGCGGCCTGTGGATCGGCGTCGACGCGTGGTGGATCGACGGCGACGCGTGGCGCGCGAACGACTGCGCCGACTGGCTCGAGCCGGGCGACCGGATCACGGTCGGGTTCGACGGGTCGCGCTACGGCGACGCGACCGCGCTGATCGGCTGCCGCGTCAAGGACGGGCTGCTCGAGCCGCTCGGCATCTGGGAGCCGCCGGCGGCCGCCGTCGACGCGCGCGAGTGGCAGGTCCCGGGCGACGAGGTCGACGCCGCCGTCGACGACGCGTTCCGGCGGTTCGACGTCGTCCGCGGCTACTTCGACCCGCCGCTGTGGCACTCCGAGATCGACGAGTGGGAGCGCCGCTACGGCCCGGCCGTCGTCCAGTTCCCGACCAACCGCACCCGGATGATGGCCGCCGTCGACCGGTTCCGCACCGACACGGCCGCCGGCCGGCTGCCGCACGCCGGCGACCCGACGCTGACCCGGCACGTCCTCAACGCGCGCACGAAGGAGGCGCGCGGCGGCTACTGGCTGTCGAAGGCCGCGAGCGCCGAGAAGATCGACGCGGCGATCGCCGCCGTCCTCGCGTACGAGGCGCGCTGCGACGCCGTCGCCGACGGGCTGCTGACTAAGCCGCTGGTGACGTCGTGGTAGCGCTCGCGACCAAGATCCGCGTGCCCGAGACGCTCCCCGTCGAGCAGGAGCCCGGCCCCGACGTCGCCTACTGGCTCGCGCGGCTCGGCGCGCAGCTCGACATCCAGACCCAGGACGCGGTGCGGTACGACCGCTACTACGCCGGCGTCCACGAGATGATGTTCGCGACGCCGAAGTTCCGCGAGACGTTCGGGTTCCTGTTCGGCGCGTTCGCCGACAACTGGTGCCAGGTCGTCGTCGACTCGTCGCTCGAGCGGCTCAGCGTCAACGGCTTCCGGTTCGGCGCGAAGGAGACCTACGAGGGCGACGCCGCCGCCTGGGAGATCTGGCAGCAGAACGACCTCGACAAGGACTCGACCGTCGCGCACCTCGAGGCGATCAAGACCGGCCACGCCTACGTCCTCGTCGACGCCGGCGACCCGCCGCGGATCACCGTCGAATCGCCGATCGAGGTCACCGTCGCCTACGCGCCCGGCAACCGCCGCCAGCGCGTCGCCGCGCTCAAGCGGTGGATCGACATCGGCAACTACCTGCACGCGACGCTCTACCTGCCCGACGTCGCCTGGCGGTTCATCAGCACCGACCCGTGGGAGCAGCAGCAGGAGCTCGCGTGGACGCTCGACGACCCGGCGACCGTCCCGAACGCGACCGCGCCGGTCGTCCCGGTGCTCGAGCTGACGAACAACCCCGGCCTGATCGCGAACCCCGGCACCGGCGTCCTCGGGCACTCCGACCTCGAGCCGGTGATCCCGCTGCAGACGGCGATCGACAAGATCTGCGCCGACATGATGGTCGCGTCGGAGTACGCGGCGTACCGTCAGCGCTGGGCGACCGGGATCGAGATGCCCGTCGACCCCGAGACCGGCGAGAAGCGGCCCGACTGGATGCCGAAGCTGCTGTCGGACCCGTCGCGGATGTGGGCGAGCGAGCGCGGCGATACGCGCTTCGGGTCGTTCGACGCGAGCGACCTCGGCAACTACACGAAGGCCGTCGAGATGTTCATCCAGCACCTCGCCGCGCAGACGCGCACGCCGCCGCACTACCTCACCGCCGGGCTCGGCCAGTGGCCGAGCGGCGACTCGCTCAAGGCGTCCGAGGTCGGGCTCGTCGCGAAGGTCAAGCGCAAGCAGCAGGCGTTCGCGGAGACGTGGGAGGAGGCGATGCGGCTCGCGTTCGTGATCGTCGGCGACCAGGAGCGCGCCGGCGCGAAGGACGCCGAGACGATGTGGACCGACCCGGAGTACCGCAGCGAGGCCGAGCGCGTCGACGCGCTCGTCAAGATGCGGACGCTCGGCGTGCCGCTCGAGGCGCTGTGGGAGAAGTGGGGCGCGACGCCGCAGGAGATCACCCGCTGGAAGTCGCAGCTGCAGGACCAGGCCGCGATCCTCGGGCTCGCCGCCGCCTACCCGGTCACGACGACCGGCCGCGAGGCGCAGCAGCTCGCGACGAACACCGGGACGCCGCTGCCTTAGAACGACGACGGGCCCATTCCGAGAAACGGGCCCGCCATTGGTCGGAACTTTGTGGAAGTCACCCGACGACCGGAGAGCATAACCCGAGTCGAAGGAGGGCGGGATGCCCGAAGCGACACCGGCCGACGGGACGTCGGCCACACCGCCAGCGAGCGACGACGCGACGTCGAGCTCGACGGCCACACCACCGGCAGGCGCGACGCCCGCCGGCGACGGTGGAACGGAGGAGGAGCACGGGCGAGACGCCCACATGCCCCCCGAGGTCCGCAAAGCGCTGCAGTCGGAGCGCGAGGCGCGCCGCAACGCCGAACGCGAGCTGAAGCGGTACGTCGACGCCGAACGGCAACGCGCCGACGCGGAAAAGACGGAAGTCCAGCGCCAGACCGACCGCGCCGAAGCCGCCGAGAAGCGGATCGCGACGCTCGAGCGCGAAGGGCTCGCACGGACGGTCGCCGCCGAGGCCGGCATCCCCGACTGGTGGGACCGGCTGCAGGGCGACGACGTGCGAGCGCTCCGCGCCGACGCGACGCGCATCCGCGAGATGCTCGGCAAGGGCCGAGGCGCGCTCGACGGCGGCGTGCGCGGCAGCCGCCCGCTCGGGCGGGAGCCGACGATGGACGACCTCATCCGTTCAAAGGCCGGGCGGTAACCCCGAACCGCCAACCCTGAAAGAGAGGGCAGATGTCCACACCCGAAGCCCAGGCGGTCTACGGGAGTGGGATCACGTTCACCGACGCGCAAGACCTGATCCCGCTCCCCGTCGCCTCGGAGATCATCGGGCTGATCCCGCAGACGTCGGCGGCGATGGCGAAGTTTCGCCGCGTCACGATGTCGTCGCGGACGCTCAAGCAGCCCGTCCTCGGCTCGCTCCCCGTCGCCTACTGGGTCAGCGGCGACACCGGCCTCAAGCAGACGACGGAGATGAGCTGGGCGAACGTCATGCTGCACGCCGAGGAGCTCGCGGTGATCCTGCCGATCCCCGAGGCGATCCTCGACGACTCCGCGTTCCCGCTGTGGGACGAGGCGCGGCCGTGGATCGCGGCCGCGATCGCGGTCGCGCTCGACCAGGCCGTGTTCGCCGGCATCGGCACGCCGGCGAGCTGGCCGACCGCGATCATCCCCGCCGCCTACGCGGCGAACCGCTACGTCACCATCGGCAGCGCGGCGACCGCCGGAGGTCTCGCCGAGGACCTCAACAAGGTGTTCACCACGGTCGAAGGTGACAACTACGACGTCAACGGCATCGTCGCGAAGCGCACCGTGCGCGGCGCTCTGCGCTCGGCGCGCGATACGACCGGGCAGAAGCTGCTCGACGTCTCGCAGAACGAGATCGAGGGCGTCGGGGTCACCTACGTCTACAACAACGTCTTCCCGCCGCACAACGCGACGCCGCCCCCGCCCGACGCGCACCTGATCGCGGGCGACTTCTCGATGGGGCTGCTGGGCGTCCGCCAGGACATCCAGTGGAAGCTGCTCGACCAGGCCGTGATCTCGGACGCCACCGGCAAGGTCATCCTCAACCTCGCGCAGCAGGACTCGGTCGCGATGCGCGTCGTCGCGCGCTTCGCGTTCGCCGTCGCGAACCCGGTCAGCACGTCCGGGCAGGTCGCCGGCGCGTACCCGTTCTGCACGCTGGTCGGCGCTCTGCCGTCGGTGCTCGAGGCCGAGGCCGAGGAGGAAGCACCGCCGTCGCGGTCGCGGAAAGCGGCGGCGTAGATGAGCGCGCCGGCCCCGAACCCGCTGCGCCCGTACGTCGACGACGTCGCCCGGCTGATCCGGGCGCGGACGAAGGACGACCAGGGGCAAGAGGTCGGCACGTTCACCGCTAACACGAGGCCGACCGCCGACCAGGTGGAGGCGCACATCGACGCGGCGCTCGCGCTGATGTCGTCGCGCATCCCGCCGTCGGCGAACATGCCGGAGGCGCTCTGGCCGGCGGCGCGGAACCTCGTCGCGTACCGGGCAGCGCTGCAGATTGAGAAGTCGTACTTCCCCGAACAGGTCCGCGCCGACCGCTCGGCGTACCAGCACCTGCGCGAGGAGTACAACGACGACCTGCAAGCGCTGCTCGCGGCGCTCGCCGAGAGCGGCGCGGGCGTCCCGGGCTCGCGCCGCGGCAGCGAGCTGACCCCGACGTGGCTGCACGAGTACGCGTTCGGCGCGGCCGGGCTCGGCTGGACGCCGGCGATGCTGACGTGGGTCGAGCCTTACGGCGACGTCGGAGTCGACTACTGGCCGCAACCCGAGAACCCGCAGAACTGGCAGAGCCGCGCGCAGCCGCCCCGCGAGGGCGTCGCCGAGGACCTGCCGGTCGGGCAGATCGAGGCGCGGCCGGCGAAGGACGTGCGGCCGTGAAGGCGCGGCTCCGGCTCGAGGTCACCGAGACGGGCGCGTCGGAGGCGGCGCTCGATCTCCACCGGCTCGGCCAGCGCGCCGGCGACGTCGCGCCCGCCGGCGGCGAGGTCAAGCGGATCTTCCACGACGCCGAGCGGCGCACGTTCGGCGCGTCCGGCCCCGGCTGGCCGCCCGTCTCGCAGCCGACGAGCGAGCGCAAGGCGCGCGAGGGGCTGTCGACGTCGCTGCTGCGCGCGAGCGACCGCCTCTACGAGTCGCTCACGCAGATGTTCGGCAGCCACCAGATCGACGTCCGCTCCGCCGACGAGCTCCGGTTCGGCACGACCGTCCAGTACGCCCGCTACCACGACCAGGGCACCCGCTCGATGCCCCGGCGCAGGCTGACCCAGCCGACGCCGAGCGAGCAGCGGGACATGGTCGCCGCGGTCGAGCGGCACGTCGCGAGGGGCGACCCGCTGTGGTAGCCGCGGCCGACCCCCTCTCGATCTTCGGGCCGGTCGTCTCCGGCGCCGACGTCGAGAGCTGGTGCGTCGAGACGCTCCGCAAGTGGTCGTCGACGTACCTGACCGAGCTCGAGAACCGCAGCGGCCGCAAGCCGGGGTCGCTGCAGCGCGTCCGCGCGTTCGTCACCGTCCCGACGTTCGACAAGTGGCCGGAGGACCAGCTCCCCGCGCTGCTCGTGATCTCGGTCGGGCTCTCCGAGCGGCCGAAGAAGAGCGGCGACGGCACCTACGACGCCCGCTGGCGGATGACGCTCGGCGTGATCTGCAGCGCGCGCACGCAGGCCGAGGCGCACGAGCTCGCGATGGACTACACCGCGTGGCACCGCGAGCTGCTGCTCAACCGGCAGTCGCTCGAGGGCCGCGCCGCCGGCGTCGACTTCATCGACGAGAAGTACGACACGCTCCCGTTCGACGACACCCGCTCGCTCGGCGCGGGCGAGGTCACCTTCACCGTCGAGGTGCACGACGTCGCGTCGGCGTACGCGGGGCCGATCACGCCCGCCGACCCGCTCGAGCCCGACACGACCCCGTGGCCGCACTGGCCGACCGTCAAGACGACGGACGTCGAGGTCGAGCACGTCGGCGAGATCACCAACCCGCAGGTAACCCCCTACGACCAGGAGGAGGAGCAATGACTCGGCCAGGCGTCGAGATCACCTCGCTCGCGCAGCCGCCGCCGCGGTCGGCACCGACCGACACGGGCGTCTGGTTCGCCGTGGGCGCAACAGCGATCGGGCCGGCGAACACCGCCGTGCTGATCCGGTCGATGACCGAGTACGAGGCGACCTTCGGCACCCGCGTCGGCGGTCCGACCCTCTACGACGCGGTCGAGTGCTACTTCCGCGAGGGCGGGGCGCGCGTCTACATCAGCGCGCTACCGACGACCCCGTCCGCGCTCGAGGCCGCCGCCGAGGAGCCGCCGGCGAAGCGGGGCAAGGCCGCGGCCGCCGAGGAGCCGGAGGCGCAGGCAGCCACGCCGGCGCAGCTGAACCCGCTGCTCGACGTCTTCACCGCCGACCTCGGCCCCGGCCAGGTGTCGATCCCCGGCACCGTCGACCCGACGACCTACCAGGCGCTGCTCACGCACGCGTCGACGCACAACCGGATCGCGCTACTGACCGGCCCGGCGACCGGCACCGTCGCGTCGATCCTCGCGCTCGTCACGCCGCTGCGGTCGCTCGCGACCGCCCGCTACGGCGCGTTCTTCGCGCCGCAGGCGATCGTGCCGGGCGTCGCGGTCGGCACGACCCGCCAGGTCGGCTACGCGGCCATCGAGGCGGGGATCATCAGCCGCAACGACGCGCTCGGCCTCAACCCGAACGTCGCGGCCGCCGGCGACCGCGGCGTCTCCGCGTTCGCGACCGACCTGACCCAGACCTACATCGACACCGACTACCAGGCGCTCAACGACGGCGGCGCCGACATGGCGCGGAAGATCTACGGGCTCGTCGAGACGTACGGGTACCGGACGCTCGTCGACCCGGCCGGGCCGGACGCGGCGTGGCTCAACCTCGGCAACGCGCGGCTGAACATGGCGATCGTCGCGCAGGCCGAGGTCATCGCCGAGCACTACGTCTTCGCGCAGCTCGACGGCCGCCGGCGGATGATCGGCCAGTTCGGCGGCGACCTCCGCGCGATGCTCGTCCCGTTTTACGAGGCCGGCGCGCTGTACGGCGACAGCGCCGACGACGCGTTCGCCGTCAACGTCGGACCCCAGGTCAACACCGAGCAGACGATCGCGAACGGCGAGCTGCACGCCGTCATCGAGGCGCGGATGAGCCCGTTCGCCGAGCTCGTCGTCATCGAGATCGTCAAGGTCGCGACGACCGAGTCGCTCGCGGCATAGGAGGGAGGGAGGACATGAGGAAAGACCAGCACGACGTCCGCGTCTCGGTCGACGGCGTCGACCTCGCGACGTTCGACAAGCTGACGGGCGGGCAGATCGACTCGAGCGAGACGACCTACCAGCTCGGCGGCATGGGGCCGCGCGTCTCGCTCGGCGGCCACGTCACGCCCGGCAACGTCACCGTCGAGGTGCTCTACGACCTGCAGCGCCTGCACCCGCTCGTCCACTGGCTGATCAGCCGCGTCGGCAAGGGCGCGATGGTCGTCAAGAAGCAGCCGCTCGACCCCGACGGCAACGCGTACGGCCGGCCGATCACCTACAGCGGCATCCTGAAGCAGGTCATCCCGCCGGAGGTCGACTCCGAGACCGCCGACGCCGCGCTGCTCGGGCTCGAGCTGACGACCGCCGGCACCGTCACATGACCGAGCCCTGGGCGGACCCCGAAGCGACCGTCGAGCTCACCGCCGGCGGCGAAGTCGACGAGGCCGACGAGAACGGCCGCGCGCCCGACAGCCTGATCGAGCAGCTGCGCGCGCGGCGCTCCGAGCGCGCCGCCGAGCAGCACGTCGACCTCGAGGTGCCCGGCTGGGACGGCATCGTCCTGCGCCTCGGGCCGCTCGACGGCCGGGTGCTCCCCCGGCTGCGCGAGCGCTACGAGAAGTCACGGTCGCCCGACCGCGACTTCAACCTCAACGCCGACACGCTGATCGCCGCCTGCCGCTCGGTGCACGCCCGGCTCGACGGCAGGCTGCTCGTGATCACCGACGCCGACGGCGAGCCGTGCCGCGTCGACGCCCGCCTCGCCGAGCGGCTCGGCATCGAGCTCCCCAGCGGCCGCTCGCGCGAGCTGCTGCTCGCGCTGTTCCACCGCGCGAACAGCCCCGAGGTCGCGATCGCCACCGCGGCGAACCGCTACGTCGAGTGGGCGTCGTCGGCGACCAGCGAGTCGGACGAGGAGCTGCTGGGGGAATCGTAAGCGGCCAGGCGATCTCCGCGGCCGCGGCCGTCGCGCTGTACGGGCTGCCGGCGTGGCGGTTCGCCACGACCCGCGACCCGCTCGAGCAGCTGCTGCTCTACGCGATCGCCAAGCGGGCAGCGGAGCTCGACGACCTCCGGCAGCGGAACCTGGCCGCGCACATCGTCAACGCGATCGCGAAGGTGTGGAGGTGATCCGCCACGGCTGACACCGTCGAGGTGTTCCTGAAGCTGCGGGACGCCCGCGAGTTCATCTCGCAGGCGAATCAGGCGTCGAAGGCCGTCAAGGGCGTCGGCGACGAGGCCGAGCAGACCGGCAAGAAGTCCAGGACGAGCTGGGGCTCGCTCGCGCAGTGGGCTGGCGGCGCCGCCGCGATGTACGGCGCGACCCGGTTCATCAAGGGCGCCGTCGGCGCGACCGAGGACCTGGCGAAGTCGTCGATCGCGCTGTCGCGCACGACCGGCATGGACGTCTCGACCGCGTCGCAGTGGGCGAGCGTCGCGCGGGAGCGCGGCATCTCGACGCAGCAGCTGCAGGTCGGGCTCGTGAAGCTCTCGCGCGAGATGGACTCCGCGTCGACCGGGTCGAAGGCGGCGATCAAGGTCTGGGACCGGCTCGGCATCTCGATGAAGGAGGTCCGCTCCGGCAACACGCAGCAGGTGCTGATGGACACCGCCGACGCGCTCAAGCGGATCCAGAACCCGGCCGAGCGCGCGGCGCTGACGCAGACGCTGTTCGGCCGAACCGGCCAGCGGCTGCTGCCGATCATCGCCGGCGGGTCGAAGGGCATCCGCGAGCAGCTCGGCGTCGTCAAGGAGTACGGCGACTACCTCGGCGTCCACACCGTCGGCCAGCTGCGTCAGCTGCTCGCGCGGCAGCGCGAGATGGGCGCGGCGTTCCAGGGCGTGAAGATCCAGCTGGGGATGGCGCTGCTGCCGATCCTGCTGACCCTCTCGAAGCTGCTGCTCGACATCCTCAAGGTGATCCAGCCGCTGACGCAGAACGCGACCGCGCTGCGGATCGTCGTCTTCTCGCTCGCCGCCGCGTTCGTCGCCTACCAGACGGCGATGACCGTCGCGATCGTCGCCGAGAACCTGTTCAACGTCACGCTGACGGCGACCGAGGTGCTGATCACCGGCGGCGTCGTGCTCGCGATCATCGCGCTGATCGCCGCCGTCTACCTCCTGATCCACCACTGGAAGTGGGTCAAGGAGGTCGCGATGGACGTGTGGCACTGGATCGCCCGCAACTGGCCGCTGCTCGTCGGGATCGCGTTCGGCCCGGTCGCGTTCGCGATCGTCGAACTGGTCAAGCACTTCGGCGCGGTCAAGCGCGTCGCGAAGGAGGTCGTCGACTGGGTCATCCACCAGTTCGAGCGGCTCGTCGGGTTCTTCAAGCACCTGCCCGGCCGCGTGTTCCACGGCGCGACCGGCCTGCTGCACCGCGCCGGCTCAGGGCTCGTCCACGGCCTCACGCACCCGTTCGGGCTGCAGACCGGCGGCACGCTCACGACGCCCGGCACCGTCGTCGTCGGCGAGAAGGGGCCGGAGCTGCTCAACCTGCCCGCCGGCGCGAACGTCATCCCGCTCCCGTCGCAGCTCGCGAACATCAACGCGACCGGCGCGTTCGGCTCCGCGCAGATCACGACGCAGGTCGTGCTCGACCGGCGCGTGCTCGCCGAGGCCGTCGCCACGTTCACCGCCGACCAGCTGGCGCGCCGATGACGCTCGACGAGCTCGCCAACCGCTTCGACGACCTCGTCGCCGTGCTCGAGCGGATCGCCGCCGCGCTCGAGCAGATCCTGCTCGAGGCCGAGGAGAAACCCGCGTGAGCGGCGTCGGGTTCGTCACCGTCACGTCGCACGACCCGCCCGTGCAGGTCACCGCGCGGATGTGGCAGGACAGGCCGACGATCGACGCCGGCTACGGCGGCTGGAACGAGATCGCCAGGCCGCACCGCCCGCCGATCACGACGTGGGGCTCGCCGCCAGGCCTGCGGATGACGCTCCCGCTCGTGCTCGACGGCTGGCGCGCCGGCGCGACCGTCGAGGGGCAGGTCTCGCAGCTCGAGCGGCTCGGCCGGCCGACCGCATCGGACGGCCGCCCGCCGCGGCTCACCGTCCGCTCGCCCGGCTCCGCGATCCCGCACCAGGACCGCACCTGGATCGTCAGCGACCTGCAGTGGGGCGACGCGCTGATGAACGACGACGGCAACCGCGTCCGGCAGCAGGTGACGCTGCTGCTGCTCGAGTACGTCGAGGACGAGTACCTCGTCGAGCGCAGCGCCGCCAACCGCGCGCGCAAGAAGGCCGCGCCGAAACGGAAAGCCGGCGCGCCCGCGAAGCGCGTCGTCGCGAAGCGCCGCACGGTCCGGATCGCGCACAAGGCGGCGACGTTCGCGACGACCGTCACCGCCGGCCAGTTCGGGCTCGGGGAGGACCTGCTCGCGATCGCCGCGCGCGAGCTCGGCGACGCCGACCGCTGGCACGAGATCGCCGACCTGAACGGCCTCCGCGACCCGCGCTCGATCACGCCCGGGCAGGTGATCCGGCTCCCGTGAGCGCGCTCGCCCTCACCGCCGCGACCGACGTCGAACCCGGCGCCGACGTCGACGTCACCGACCTGGTGCTCGACGTCGTCAACCGCAGGGTGCGCGGGCTCGACACGCGCATCGACGAGGGCATCACCGCCGGCGAGCTCGAGCGGACGATCGACGGCGCGTCGACGCTGACGCTGACGGTGCACGACCCGGAGCGGGCGCTGCTGCAGTCGGGCATGTTCACCTATCCCTACAAGGTCGACGTGCGGCTCGACCGGCTCGCCTTCCGGCTCGTGAAGGTCGTCAAGCAGGGCGACGACCTCACGCTCACGTTCGAGGATCAGGCGGTGTCGGAGCTGCGGGGGCACACGAGCCCGAAGAAGGCGTCGCGGTCGAAGATGACGCGCGCCGAGTTCGCGCTCTCGCTCGTCCGCGAGGTGCGGCCGGCGATCCCGTTCGTCTGCCCGGAGCTGCACGTCCGGCAGCCGTTCGCGATCACGAACAGCAAGGCGCGGCGCACCTCGAGCGGCCGCGCGGCGAACCGGCAGCAGGGGCTCGCCCGCGGGACGGGCGGGATTACGATCCGCGGCGCGCCCGCCGACGTCGGCCAGATCCGGAACCTCGAGCGCGTCCTCGACGTCGCGAACAGCCAGCTCGCCGGCGCGAAGGCGACGCAGGCGCTCGTCGAGGCGTGCATCGTCGAGTCGAACTGCCGCAACCTCAAGGGCGGCGACCGCGACAGCCGCGGCATCCTGCAGATCCGCGACTCCACCGCGCGGCCGATGCGGCTCGCCAACCGCGACGTCGAGGCGTGCGCCGCCGCGTTCCTCACGCGCGGGTTCACCGGCCGCGGGGGGGCGATCCAGCTGGCCCGCCAGCACCCCGACTGGTCGGCCGGCGAGATCGCGCAGGCGGTGCAGGGCTCCGCGTTCCCCGGCCGCTACGACCAGGTCAAGGCCGAGGCGACGAAGGTCGTCGACGCCTACGGCGGCGGCGCCGGGCTGACGACGACGAAGATCGACACCAGCTACCAGTTCCGGCGCGGCGGCACCAGCGGCCAGCCCGAGGACTCGTGGACGTGCCTGCAGCGGCTCGCGTCGGAGGTCAACTGGCGGTGCTTCATGAGCGCCGGGCGGCTCTACTTCATCAGCGAGAACGAGCTGATGAGGGCGAAGCCGCGGCTCGTGCTGCGCGAGTACGAGGACGGCGTCGACGCGATCGACTTCGACGTCGACCAGGGCAAGGTCAAGGCCGACGTCACCGTCTCGTGCCGCGCGTCGCGCTGGATCGCCGCGCCCGGCGCGGTCGTCGAGCTCGACGGCTGCGGCCCCGCGGACGGGCGCTGGCTGATCCACACGATCCGCCGGAGCCTCTACGACGCGAACGCGACGATCACGCTGAAGCGCGAGGCGCCGAAGCTCGCCGAGCCCGTCTCGCTGTCGACGTCGACCGGCGTCGGCTCGAGCGCCGGCCGCGCGAACCCGTACGACGCGACGCTCGCGGCGCACAAGGTCTACGCGGCGGCGCAGGCGATCGACCGCAAGCGCTACCCGTACGTCTGGGGCGGCGGGCACGCGGCCGCCGGCACGCCGGACCGCGGCGCGGGCGGCACGCTCGTCGGCTACGACTGCTCCGGGTCGGTCTGCGCGGTGCTCGCCGCCGCCGGCCTCGGCTTCCACAAGGGCGGGCCCGTCGACGTCTCCGGCACGCTCGCGGCGTCGTGGGGCGTGCCGGGCGAGGGGCGCACGTTCACCGTCTGGGCGAACGCGATCCACGTCTTCATCATCTTCAACACGCCGAAGGGCCGCGAGCACTGGGGCACCGGCGACTGGGGCAAGGGGTTCGGCGGCGCCGGGTTCAACCCGAACATGCACCCGACGGCGGGGTTCACTCCGCGCCACTGGCCGGGGCTGTAGATGGCCGACCGGCTCTCCGACCTGATCGTCGAGCGCGCGGTGCGCGCCGACCGGCGCGTGCTCGCGGCGACGATCGCGACGTCGCCGGCGAGCATGGCCGACGACCTCTACGTCACGGTCGACGCGTTCGACGGCTCGAGGCAGCGGTGGGGGCCGTGCAAGTGGTCGCCGGCGAGCGCGCTGCCCGAGCGCGGCGACGCGTGCCTGCTGCTGCTCGACGAGGACGAGGCCCCGTGGGTGATCACCGACGAGCCCGTCCTCGCCGACGTCACCGCGACCGCCTCGGCGACGACGCTCACGCCCGGCTCCGCGGCGACCGTCGCCGTCACCGAGCCGACCGAGAACGCGTTCGCGTTCGCGTTCGGGATCCCCGCCGGGTCGAAGTGGTGGACCGGCAGCGGCGCGCCGGCCGGCGCGCTCGGAGTCGTCGGCGACGTCTACCTCAACACGGCGACCGGCGACGTCTACCAGAAGACGGCGGCGGCGGCGTGGACGCTGACCGGCAACATCCGCGGCCCCGCCGGCCCGCAAGGGCCCGCCGGCGCGCAAGGCGCTACCGGCGCGCAGGGCCCGACCGGCGCGACGGGCTCGCAGGGCGCGCAGGGGCCGCAGGGGCCCGCCGGCACACCCGACACGCTCGGCGCATGGCAAGGACTCGGGCTGCAGTCAGGCTGGGGCAACTTCGGCTCGCCCTACTCCACCGCGCAGGCGCGCCGCTCGTCGCAGGGGATCGTCTGGCTCCGAGGCGTCGTCACCGCACCGAGCGGCGGCGGCAGCGGCACCATCATCACCACCCTGCCCGGCGGCTGGGCGCCGAAGGCGCAGCTGGGGATCATCACGCTCGGCCTCGGCACCACGCTCGCCATGCGGCTCGACATCCACACCGACGGCGGCATCTATTGCACCACCGGCCCGAACGCCGGCGTCGGCCTCTCGCTCGACAACATCGCCTTCCCGACCGACTCATGACCGACCTGCCGCACTTCAGCCTGCCGTTCCGGTTCGCCCCGTCGCAGGCGGCGGTCAACGAGCAGGACTCGATCGACGAGATCGCCGACTGCGTGCTCGCGATCCTCATGTGCCCGCTCGGCTTCCGCGTCGAGCTGCCGACGTTCGGGCTCGCCGACCCGACGTTCACGGGCCCCGTCGACACGACCGCGATCCAGCGGACGATCGACCAGTGGGAGCCGCGCGCGCACTTCGCCCTCAGCGCGCGGCCCGACCGGCTCGACGAGCTGATCACGCGCGCGCAGGTGACCGTCCAAGTCCGCACCGAGAGCTAGGAGGGAAGACGTGAGCTACATCGACGTGCCGATCGAGACCGAGCCCGTCGACCTCGCCCAGGACGCGTTCGGCTACATCGAGCAGCAGGTCCCGGGCTGGCTCCCGTCGCCGGGGAACCTCGAGGCGTGGCTGATCGAGGCGGTCGCGCAGCTCGCCGGCGAGCTCCGCGACCTCTGCCAGCTCGTGCCCGACTCGATCTTCGAATACTTCGGCTCGAGCGTGCTCGCGCTGCCGCCCTACGCGGCGCAGGCGGCGGTCGGCTCGACCAACTGGACGATGATCGACGCCGCCGGCTACACCGTCGTCGCCGGCACGCTCGTCGGCATCTCGCCGCCGGGGGTGACCGACATCTACGCCTACGAGACAGTCGCCGACTTCACCGTCCCGGCCGGGCAGACGACCGCGACCGCCGTCCAGATCCGCGCGATCGAGGCCGGCGCCGCGGCGTCGGGCGTGACCGGCACGGTGCAGATGCTCGACCCGATCGACTACGTCGCGTCGATCGCGCTGACCGCGCCGACGTCGGGCGGCGTCGACGAGGAGGCCTCGGACGACTACCTCAACCGGCTGTCGAACCTCCTCACGCTGCTGTCGCCGCGGCCGATCCTGCCGCAGGACTTCGCCGTCCTCGTCCAGAGCGAAGTCCCCGCCGTCGCGCGCGCGACCGCGATCGACCTCTGGAACAACAGCACGAGCACCGGCAATCAGCCGCGCTGCACGACCGTCGCGCTCTGCGACGTCAACGGCAACCCGTGCGCGGCCGCCGACAAGAACACCGCGCTCGCGCTGCTGCAGAACGCGCGCGAGGTCAACTTCCTCGTCTTCGTCGCCGACCCGGCCTACACGACGTTCGACGTCGCGTTCACCGTGATCGCGTACCCCGGCTACGTCGCCGCCGACGTCGCGAACGCGGTCGTCGCGAACCTGACCGCGTACCTGTCGCCGCAGAACTGGGGCGTGCCGCCCTACGGCGACACCAGCGGCCGCAGCTGGGTCAACGACACGACGCTGCGCTACCTCGAGCTCTCGCAGGTCGTCAATCAGACCGACGGCGTCCACTACGTCCAGACGCTCACGTTCGCGAAGGCCGGCCAGACGAAGGGCACCGCCGACATCACGATGACCGGCGTCGCGCCTCTGCCGAAACCCGGGGCGATCAGCGGCACCGCGCAGGTGGAGACGTGACGGTCGCCGGCAACGGGCGGCCCGCGCCCGTCGACGCCCAGCCGCCGGCGGCGCTCACCCCCGACACGTTCGCGGCGCGCCTCTACGACGCGCTCGAGCCGCTCGCGCGCTCCGACCCGCAGGTCGGCTGGTCGCTGCTGATCCTCTGCAACGCGGTCGGCACCCTGCTGCAGCTCGTCGAGGACTACGTCCGCGACACCCCCGACGGGCCCGGCTGGTCGGGCCTGCTCGACCTCAACCGCTGCCCGAGCGAGGCGCTGCCCTGGCTCGCGCAGCTCGTCGGCGTGCGGCTGCTGCCGAACACGACGGACGCGCAGCGGCGCGCCCGCATCGTCTCGACCGACGGGTTCCGGCGCGGCACGCCCGCCGCGATCATGGCCGCCGTCCAGGCGACGCTGACCGGCACGCAGACGGTCACGCTCACCGAGCGCGACGGCGACCCGTACGTCCTCACCCTCTACACGCTCGCGCAGGAGACGCCGGACGCGCTCGCGACGCGCAACGCGCTGCTGTCGCAGAAGCCGGCGGGGATCGTCGCCAACTTCACCGGCACGCTCGCCGGCCAGACGTACGCGACCGTCAACGCGAACTTCGCGTCGTACACCGCCGTCGCGGCGCGGTACGTCACCTACAACGACCTGCTGCTCAATCACTAGGGAGGGAGCCCGTGCCGACGACACCGAACTACCAGCTGCGCTACCCGGCGCCGTCGGCGCCGGCGAACGTCCCCGTCGACGTGCAGAACCTCGCGACCGACGTCGACAACGAGCTGAAGGCGGTCACCGACCCGCTCGCCGCCCGCATCTCGACGCTCGAGACGCAGATGGCGGCGGTCGCGCAGCCGCACGCCGGCGACTACCTGGTCTCGGGCGCGCACACGCCGCCGGCCGGCTACCTGCTCTGCGACGGGTCGGCCGTGCTGCGCTCGCAGTACGCCGCGCTGTTCGCCGCGATCGGCACCGACTGGGGCGCCGGCGACGGGTCGACGACGTTCAACCTCCCCGACCTGCAGGGCCGCGTCATGGTCGGGCGCGCCGGCGCCGGCGGGCACGCCGACGTCGCCACGCTCGGGGCGCGCGACGGCACCGCGCTCGCGAACCGCCGGCCGAAGCACCGCCACACCGTCAACGACCCCGGCCACACGCACGGCGGCTCGTACTTCCGCGACCAGGCCGGGCCGGGCTACACCGAATACGGCCAGGGCAACAACCTGATGACCGCGATCCCCGTCGCCACGACCGGGATCACGATCGGCGCGCCGACCGACAACCTCGACTCGGCGCCGTACGGCGTCGTCAACGTGTTCGTCAAGACGTGACCGCGTCGTTCGCGACCGATCTGCTCTACGGGCTGGTCGCGTTCGTCGTCGTGCTCGCCGCGCTCGCGCTCTGGCGCGTCAAGTGGCACGACCCGCGCGTCCACCGCATCCGGCTCGGCGTGTTCTTCGAGCGCGACCGCGAGCTCGACGACGACTACGAGGAGGACGAGACGACCCAGCACCGCTACCCGCGGAAGGAGGAACCGTGACCGACGAACGAGAGATCGAACCGCGCGAGGAGCCAGGCGAGGAGCCGTCGCATCTCGGCGCGTTCTCCGATCACCGTGACGACGACGGCGAATGGTGGAAGAAGTGGCAAGCCGAGCACGGGGAGGAGGCAGACCGTGGCGCTGACGCGTAAATGGATCCCGAGCCCGAACTACTCGAGCCGCGGCGGCAGCGGCGTCCGGCTGATCGTCGTCCACACCGCCGAGGGCGCGACGACGATCGAGTCGCTCGGCAGCTACTTCGCCAGCTCGAGCTCGCAGGTGTCGTCGCACGCCGGTGCCGACGACAAGAAGGGGATCATCGGCGAGTACGTCAAGCGCGGCAACAAGGCGTGGACGCAGGGGAACGCGAACCCGGTCTGCGTGTCGATCGAGCTCTGCGCGTTCGCGAAGTGGTCGACCGACGAGTGGCACCGCCACCCGAACATGCTCGACAACTGCGCCAAGTGGATCGCCGAGGAGGCCGCCTACTACGGCCTGCCGATCGTGGCGCTGAACGACGCGCAGGCGCAGGGCTCCGGTCGCGGCGTCTGCCAGCACGAGAACCTCGGCTCGTGGGGCGGCGGCCACTGGGACTGCGGCTCCGGCTTCCCGATGGGCTACGTCCTCGACCTCGCCGGCGGCGCCGACGTCTCCGCGCCACCGCCGTCGTCGTCGGGGTCCGCGCCGCCGTGGCCGGGCCGCTACCTGCAGCAGCCGCCGATGATGAGCGGCTCCGACGTCCGCACCTGGCAGGGGCAGATGAGCCACCGCGGCTGGTCGCTCGCCGTCGACGGCTACTACGGCCCCGAGTCGGACAAGGTCTGCACGCAGTTCCAGGACGAGAAGGGCCTGCTCGTCGACGGGATCGTCGGCCCCGAGACGTGGGGCGCGGCGTGGACCGCGCCGATCACTTGAGCGTCGACTTCGACATCATCCCCGCGCCCGGCCAGTGGTCGGACAACACGAAACCGATCCACCCGTCGGGCGCGCGCGCGTGGGGCTGGTCGGAGATCGCCGCGTACGGCTACGAGTGGGCGACGATCCAGTGCTTCAACCGCGGCCCGGTCGCGCTCGACACCGACCTCGAGTACGTCCGCGCCGGCGGGTTCCTGTCGGTCGGCGTGTGGGGCGTCGTCTACGACGTGCCCGACTTCCCGTCGTTCGGCGAGCAGTTCGCGGCCGAGGCCGTCCGGCTCGGCGCCGACCACTGCATCGTCGACGCCGAGATGTGCGCGAAGGGCACGCGCGGCAACCGAGGGATGAAGCCGATCATCGACGGGATGCGGCGCGGGGGCTGGGCGGGGCCGGTGCACCTGTCGACGCTCGGCGCCCCCTCGAACGCGATCCCGCACGGCGGCAACGACTTCGCGATCGACGTCGAGAGCTACCTCGAGACGGGCGGCGGCGTGCTGCCGCAGGTCTACTACCAGGCGTACGAGGAGTACCGGCCCGACCTCTGCGCCGACTACTGGGAGGCGTGCGGCGTGCCGCGCTCGCGGCAGAACCCGACGATCGACCTGCTCGCCGAGACGGGCTCCGCGAAGTACCCGACCGACTACACCGGCGCCGAGTGGGCCGAGCTCCTCGCCGCCGCCGGCGTCGGCCGCAACTTCTCGGTCTACATGACGCAGTTCGGCGACGACGCCGACTACGAGCAGCTCGAGGCGCAGACGCTGCTGCCGCCGTCCACGGACGGCCCGCCGCCCGAGCCCGAGCCGCCGGAACCGCAACCCGAGCCGCCACCGGAGGAGCACGCGATGGAGAAGATCGGACCCGACCACGGCATCACCGCGTTCGTGAACTGGCTGCAGCAGCAGCCGGGCATGAAGGGCCGCGACCCGGCGACGTACGACCCGCACAACCCGTACACCTGGCCGTGGCCGGAGAAGCTCGAGCGGACGCTCAACCTGATCTACCAGGACTACGCGCACCGCTCGAACGAGCAGACGAGCTTCACGCCGTCCGCGACGCCCTAAGCGAGCAGATTCTCCCCGCTATTAGCGGGAACGGCCGGAGCGGCGCGGCGGCCAGTCCGTCACACTCTCCGTTCTCGTCCTGAGGGAGAGGCATGGCGTTCGGCCAGAAGCCTCTGCGGCCACGGGAGGCAACGGCGCGCCTCTCGACCGGCGACCGGCTCGCCGCGATCGACGACGCGCGCGAGGCCGTCGTCGGCGCGAAGGAGCGGCTGCCCGCCGTCCGGGCCGCCGGCGACCTCCGCGCCCTCACCCGGCCCGAGGACCGCCGCTGCGCCTGGCGGCGCTGGAAGACGCTGCAGTTCTTCGTTCTCCTCGTCCTGCTCGCGAACATCGCCTGCACCGTCCGGGTCATCGACCTCACGACGCCGCTCTG